TCCACCCCGGCTCTAGAACTTCGTCCAAATCCAACGAGATACATATATCAATAGACCGGGGAATAAGAGCAAGAGCAGCATTGCGAGCGATGTCAAAACGCCAAGGATTGACGTAAATGTCGTGGACGACCGCGCCGCATTCACGGGATAGGTCAGCCGTCCCATCAGTGCTTCCAGTGTCAGCAATGAGGACAAGATCAGCCTCTTGGGCAGACTTACAGAACCGCTGAACAAACTCTTCCTCGTTTTTGCTAATGGCATAGACGCAGTAGGTTAACCTAATCTCAAAAGGCGAGTAAACATAAACGCCGATCTCACCATCAATGTACGACCACGTTGGCTTGCCAAAGCACAGCTTAACGTCTGCGTCAGACCAGTTATCAACGACATGGGCCTCGTGCGGGTTGCCTTCAAACTCGCCCTGCGGGTATTTGCCGATAGGGATGCTGATGATGACCGTTGCAGCCCAACGTTTGGCGCGGCGGACTAGAGCCTGAGCCTCGTCCTTTTCCATATGCTCAAGGACATCACCAAGGAAGCATACATCGTATTTCTGATCCGTATCCCAAGCTCTGGCATCAGCAATATGCAGATCGGGATACAGGTTTTTGAGGCCGTACTTCTCAATGTAAGGCTCCCAAATCTCAACACCCGTCCACTTTAGTTTAGGAAACAGCTTGGCGTATGTGCCCTCGCCAACGCCAATATCCAGCGCGGTTTCAGGTTGCGGTATTTTTGACATGACCCAGCGGATGCTGGCCTTGCCAGACTGAGAACTGAACGGCATGTGATCCCCCTATCAACGCCCGTTAAAGATCAGTTTGACCTACGAAACCACCCATTTTCTTAACGATGTTAATAATACGAGTGTTATCTTCTAGTGACATTATCTCATGCGGCTCGCCAGCGCGGAAATCCAAAATCTGACCTGCCACAGCCTCTTTCTCCCAATCATGGGAATAGGCTTTAACCTTACCCCTCGCCACAATCGTGATGTGAACGGTCTCCTCGGTGTGGACATGCTTTTGGAGAATATCTCCGACAGACTCAAAGTCGTATATGGTGCCTTTTAAGTCTCCCAATTCGGGGAGAGGCTTAACCAATAACATTAGGGGCGCTTCCCGCGTCATCATTTGAGCTTGTTTGACCAGCGTTTACAAATTGATCTGTTACAGGATCATAAAACCAAACGCCATAGTACAGCTCTACGCTGCACTCTTTCCAAAATAATGGAGGTGCAACGTCAAACGTTTGACTTTCAAGTTGGACAATCCGGTTGCCTGAATGCGACTTTTCTTCAGATGAGATCAGAGCGTATGGCATCAGTAATACTCCGTGACAATAACGATTCCGGGGGCTGCAGCAGTCCAACTTCCACAACCATCGCCAGAACCACCGGCACCATATCCGGAAGCAACCGTTAAATATATGCCGCCAGAACCGAAAACGGTATTTCCCCCAACCCTAGCAAAACCACCTTGCCCAGCGGGGAATTGACCTCTGTAGTTTATGTCACCGGAAGAGCCGACCCCCGGCGTCAACCCAGCGCCGGTGGCCGATAAATATGCGCCAAAAGAAGATGTTCCTCCATAAAAAATTGGATCGGTATATCCGTAATACCCAACCGTGACAGAAACAGTAGAAACGCTCGTCACGTCTATGAGTTTCTGAGAATAACCGCCCGAACACCCAGCATCAGTAGAGAAAGTGGATGTAACAGCGCCACCACCAACAAGCTGAACAAGAACTTTTTTACAGTTTGCTGGTTTCGTCCATGTTTGCGAAGCGCCGACTTGAATTAGGGTTACGGAGCCAGAGGTGCCGGCCCCGGTACTCCCGCCTGCGATTTGAAATGCATTTGCTGACCCTTGGTAAACTGTATAATTTGCATCACTGAATGTAGCGGAAAAATCCACATAAACAGTTGCGCCGGTTGTCTGATTGCTGCCGGTGACAGAAATAATTACTGGCGGGTAAATAGTAACGTTTCCGCTTGTCGTTGCGCTTGTTCTAGTCACCGTGAATGTATTTGTGGCAGCGGTTACGACTGTATAGTTGCCGTCTGTTGCCGTTCCGCTAGTAAAATCAAGATAAACAATATCGCCCGCTACGAAGCCGTGCGCGTTCCTTGTAACAGTTACGGTTGTCCCAGTCTGAGAATAGGTTCCAGCCTGAGTGGCTCCGCGCGAGAACGTCCCAGTCAAAGACGTAAACGTAAATATCTGCTGAGTTGGGGCAGCCGAACCCGCAACGCTTGTCCAATTGGTGCCATCAGAGGTCAAAACATTGCCAGACGCGCCGGGCGATGTTAGGCCGGTCCCACCCTTGGACGGCTGTAAAACACCCGACGTATTTGCGCCCGGAGCAAGATTGGATAGGTCGCGGGGGATAGTCATTTTTAAACTCCCGGCTCAATAGGCCAAGCAATGCTCCAAGGAAATCCAGCTTGAGCAGGAACGTCCCTAAGAGCTTGCCGGTATGATACCCAAACGGAGTTCTCAGTACCTCCGCTCTCATAAGCTTTAAGAACGCGCCAATCTGTTTTACTAAGGCGTTGATCTCTGTCCGCACGAACAGCAACAGACTTCCGCGAGGTTGCCTCATCGCGTTCTTGAACAGTCATCTCCCGAACTGTCCACCCAAGAACCCAGACATTATTCACAAGGGTTGGGTTCAAGTCTTGCGTACAAATCTGAGAAGACTCGTCAAACGACGGGCTAGACAAGAACTCAACCGGAACGAGTGACCAGCCGTTCTGTACAGCAGCGTCCGTTACAGGGAAAATAGCTGCCAAGTCTGTGTTGGCAGGAAAATTGGTATACGGACTATCAGCCATTAAATCCCCAAAAGTGTAGGGATATTGAATGAGATTGGAGCCAGTTACCTTGGCATAAACGGTCATGGCCTAGTCTCCTTGATGGTCGCTGTCGAGGTTTCGCGGTCTAACGTCAACTCGCCCTCGCAACAGATTGACCAGTCTTCTCCTGTTTTCTCGCCCCTTGATGGGACAAGAATTTGAACGTGTTTAACAATATACTCCCGATTTCCCTCAAAGACACGCCAAACATGGTCTAGCGTGCCTCGCCCGGCCTGACCCCGAGTTTTGTTAAAACGGATGCAATATTGAGGCATCAGATCACCTCAACAATATTTTCAAACTTATGCTTAACTAAATTGACGTTGAAATGAACGAACCTTAAAGGAAAATCATCCGCATGCCGGGTGAAAGAATGTGGCAGCCAAGAATTAGCAAAAACCAGCAAACCCGGTCGCGGAGCCATGTTAAAGCTATTGCTGGCGTAGGTTATGTCGGACGGATTTGCCTCTTGCGTTCCAGAGGCTACCTTTCCTGACCTTGGGTCAAAAAATGTCATGGCAGAACTTTTGGGCGGGACATCCAAAAAGTAGAACCCCGCCATCAGTGTCCCCGGATGCGTATGCTGATCCATGCCTGAGTGCTTGTAATGCTCTTGGCACCACATGGACTCAAACACAGCGCCCATCCCATCCGTCAAGTAACCCTGATCCGATAGAATATTTCCTGCGGTAACAGCTACATATTCCGAGAACGGATGCAGCCGTAGGTCATCCTGTATGGGTAAGGACATCCTCACGGGATAAATCTCATCAAGTTTATCGTCTGTCGGCATAGCCTCCATAGCTACGGAACGAACTTGAGAGACAAACTCAGGCTTCTCGACAGTGTAAATATGCGTTGGAAACGCAAGTATGGACTCTATCGCCCCCGCGTCCATATTATCCCCCTTTTAAGCGCAGAACCCGACTCTCGCTCCCAATGATAGCCTCGACGCTGTATTTGGCTTGAGAGATGGAAATCATCATAGTTTTTATATGAGGAATGATCTCAGACTCAAAGTCAGGATGCTGGCGCATTGCTTCTATTTGGTCGTGCGGAATAGTCCCTTGAGTGAGAAGATAATTCTCAACTCTGTTTTTAAATTCCAACAACCATTCTTCCCTCTGGGCAGATTCCGTTGCTTCAAGAACAGGTAAATGGCCATACTTCCTGTGAGGAGCATATTCGTCCATAAGAGATTTGATTGTTTCCAATTCTCTCTCAGCACCCTCTATCGCAAGCTCAAGAAGACCGTCAGTTGACCGAAACTCAATCCAATCAGCTTCTATTAATTTTGTTTCAAGGTCATTATTTGGAACTCGGCTACTTAACTCCGCACGACGAACCTCTCGCCGCAAAATTTGAGCTTTTGTTGTCGCTAATTTAATCTCTATATCAAGTTTTTGATTATACAGAACGGCCCAAGCACCGTCTGCCGTATGACAGGAGCCAGCTATGAAATGGCGCAGTTGAAAATCGCTGTTATTTCTGTGTGGCGCGGCGTGCATAAATCCCCCATGACCTATTCAAACATTAACACCAGTTGCCCACGAGGCAGCAGACCCAGAATGTGAAGCTGAACTTGCCGCGCCAACTCCAGTTGCCGTACTTGTGCATGTTGAATATGTATACTTATTGCGAGTAGATAATGATGCGTTGCAGTTATTCATTCCAAGGGAAAAAATTCCACGGGTGCTGTTGCCGGCTGCGGAACCGTACATTGATGCAGTTGAGGCGGCTCCCACTCCTGCTGTTACATTGGTGCAAGAAGAATACACATATTTTTCTCTTGCTGTTTGCGCAGAATAAGAAGCCTTACCAACTGCAAAAATTCCATTGGAACTGTTTCCAGCAGCAGACTCTCTGCTAGAACAGAATGCTGAAAATCCTACACCGCATGATGTACTGGAACAGGTTGCATAGGTATATTTGTTGCGAAGAATAGAACCGCCAGCACCGCAATCAGTACCAACACCAAAAATTCCACGAGTACTATTTCCAACCGCTCCAGTCGTGGAGGACGCATTAGAAGCAGCGGCAACACCGGCAGCCGTGTTTGTGTCCCCTGCGTAGGTGTATTTGTTTCTTGTCGTAGTATTTTGCCCAAGTTGAAAAATTCCGCGTGTACTATTTCCCGCCGCAGCTCCAAATTGTGATGTGCTAGTGAATGAAGTTGCAGCCGCACTTGTGCATGTGGCATAAGTATATTTGCATGTACCCACTACTACTGTAGAGCCGTTGTTGGCTACAGCAAAAATTCCTCGCGTTGCGTTCCCGGCGGCAGAGCTTGCATATGAATTTGATTGGACTAATGCAACGCCAGTAGCAGTACTAACATCTGTGGAATATGTATATTTATTCCTTACATTTGACGGACTGGTAGTCCAACCAAGTTGAAATATCGCAACTGTACCATCTCCACAGCCACCAGCAGCGGAAGCCGCAAAGCCAAGCCCCGCAGCGGACCCTGCGCCCCTAGATATAATGTTAGGCATAAGACACCCCTTTCTTATGCAAACTTGGTCTGTGACGCGATCACGGTAAAGGTCGCCGCGCCAGTCTTAATGATCGTGTACACATACACGTCAATACTGCTTGAGTTTCCTGCCGTCCACGCCGTGCCGCCCTGATATTTTGGAGTCACAGTCGAGCCATCAACCTGAACCACGTTATTGTAGTATGCGGTCGGCCCATTGGTTGAGAGGAAAGCAACCGTAATAGCTTGACCTGTTGACATGGCAGTATTCAGCGTCGTGCCACTACTGGCCCGGAAGTTCATGGTGAAGTTACCAGCAGCGTTGGCCGTGTAGTACAGAATTGACTGTGTGGTCACATCGTATGTGATAGTGCCAACAGATGAAGTGGCCGATACCGTGGCAACCTCTGACATATTTGTGAGAAGCGCCGCCAAAGAAGCGGTTGTCCCAGCTAAGGTAAGCTTGAGCCCGTCTGTTGTCAGGCCTGTGGTTTGGCCAAGAACAGAGCCGTTCTGGTACAAAAGTCGAGTTGTCGCACCGCTGGCAATTGTAGTCGTGCCAACGGTCAAAGAATTTGGGCCGCTTGCTCCCGTGGGGCCAGTCGGTCCCGTGGGGCCCGTAGCACCAGTTGGACCAGTCGGGCCCATGCCGCCAAGGTTGCCGACGATCAGAGAGATGAACTCAACGATGTCGCCTGCCGCGCAAGCAGTCGCAAGAACCACATTCGTGCCGCTAGTGGCCGTGTAGTCTGACCCATTAAGAAGCACGCCGTTGACGAACACCTCAATGTTGGGAGGGGTGTATGTCACCGCAAACGTGGTTTGACTGGCAGTCGCAGTGTAGGACGTACGGTTGTAGCTTGCGGGGCCAACCGTTCCTGTGGGTCCAGTCGGGCCAAGGTCGCCAGTCGGACCAGTCGGGCCAGCCGCGCCAGAAGTTCCGGTCGGGCCAACGTCGCCCGTCGGGCCAGTTGGGCCAATATCCCCCGTAGGTCCGGTCGGCCCAGCATCTCCGGTCGGTCCCGTAGGACCGGTGGTCCCGTTGGCTCCAGTAGGCCCAGTTGGGCCAATGCCACCCGTAGGCCCAGTGGGGCCAACGTCGCCCGTCGGACCCGTGGGGCCAATATCTCCCGTGGGGCCAGTGGGGCCATTAGAGCCCGTAGCGCCTGTCGGACCGGTGGGTCCAACGATGCCTGTGGGGCCAGTAGGGCCAATATCCCCAGTGGGGCCCGTTGGGCCGGTGGGGCCAGAAGCTCCGGTAGGACCAGATGTCCCGGTCGGGCCAGCAGTCAGGTAGGTCACTTGAGTGACCGTTACGATGACAGACGGAATCGCCGGTGCCGTAGCGGTCGCAGCAGAGGCCGTAAGCTGCGTAGCTATATCATCCGTCTCCCACATAAACTGGACATAATCGCCAGCCGCAAGAGTAAGGACAAAATTCCACGCAGGCACAGTTTCCGCATTTGTGCCCTGAATGGCGACAATGCTGGCGGAATCAGGAACATTAACGCCGTTCTTGCGCAGCCAAATGGTGATGTGACTAGAAGAGCCAGACGCCTTATCCAACTGAACGGAAAACTGAAGGTTATAAGTTCCAGCCGAAGCAACCGTTATCTGAGAACCGCTGACAATGGATACGTTCAGCGACTCAGCAGTCGTATTGAGTAGCATTGCATACGGCGTATTAATGGCCGCAGCAGACTGCGTAGTGGTGTCATAGAAGGAGCCATAATTGGCGAGCGTTCCGCCGGGGCCGGTGGGACCAACAGAGCCCGTCGCACCAGTAGGTCCGGTGGGACCAGCCACAGTAGATGCAGCGCCGGTTGCCCCAGTGGGGCCAGTCGGGCCGGTGTCACCAGTAGGTCCGGTGGGACCAGCCACAGTAGATGCAGCGCCGGTGGGTCCAGTTGCGCCAGTCGGGCCGGTGTCACCAGTAGGTCCGGTGGGACCAGCAACGGTAGATGCCGCACCAGTCGGACCGGTGGGGCCAGAAGCCCCAGAAACACCAGTCGGGCCGGTAGGTCCGGCAACCGTGGAGGCTGCGCCAGTGGGGCCGGTGGGACCTGTCGGACCAGATACGCCAGAGGCACCGGTCGGGCCAGTGGGGCCAGCCACAGTAGACGCGGCCCCAGTCGGGCCAGTTGGACCGGTCCCAGACGGACCAGTCGGGCCAGTCGGCCCAGCCTGACCCACAACAATGGCCAAGAATAGCGGCTGCCCATAAGAAAACCCGGTGGTGCCAGTGCCGCTGGAGGTCACAAGGCTTACTGGATACGCCCAATAAGCGTTAGCCAAACCGGGATTTACAGACGTAGGCGCACCCGTAATCGTAAAAGTCTGATAATTTGCGCTTTGAGACTGATCCTGAACAATAATCCTTTCACCAATCGTCAGAAGGGAAAGGAAAATATCAACGTCAATGCCATTGTCCGTGATGTGGCTGACATTAAGTTGCGTAGCAGATGTTTGAGTAAAATTGTTCCAAAGAACATATCCATCGCCCGGATAACCGCTCGTGGCGACAGTATTAGCCTGAAATAGAAACAGGGTTGTTGAGCTGCCAGCCGCGCCAGTTGGACCCGTGGGGCCCGTAGCGCCGGTTGGACCCACACCTGTCGGGCCCGTGGGCCCGAGAGAACCAGTTGGTCCCGTAGGGCCAACGCCCTGCAAGTCGGCAATCTGCTGCGTCGTGGCGCGGACAGACACGCCAGATTGAACAAGCTCCATTTCCTCCGTGCCATTCAGAGCGATGGCAACTGGCAAATTGGGGACTTGGATGTTGCTCATGTAAGCGGACCTGTCTTCGGAACGTCGTCAAAATTATACGGCAAGCCGGGGTCATTGCCACCAATATCGTTGGGCACAAAGATGCTTGTGCCCGGCTCTTGGTTGAGGCCAAACGGCGGCTCGCCAGTAGTCTGAGTGACGCGGTTCTGGTTGCTCTGGGTGATTCGGTTTTGAGTGCTGCCATTCGGCAGGCCCGTAATCGGATCAATATTGATCGCCACGTTGCCGGCATAGGTCATGCTTCCAACGGTAGAGTTGGTGTATGAAACCGTGGCCGTTCCAGAATTGCTGGAGGATGTAACGACATAAGTTCCGTTATAGCCGGCAGGCTCCATGCCAGACACGACAATAGTGCTGCCAACGGTAATCGGTGACAAAGAAAGCGGATACTGAATCGTCAAGGTTGCCACAGAACCCGTGCCAGACGCCGAAGTAACCGTCAAAAACTGGCTAGAGGTATAACGATTGTTGGTTTCCGCTGTGACATAATCTTGAACGCGAGCGTTCATGATCGGGGTCGGGTCAGCCGGGATAATAATATTGCGCAACTGGTTCTGCGGCACGTCCAAACAGGACTCGCAAACCAGAATACGGATGTTCATCAAGGCAGCGCCGCGATAGTCAAACTGCCATTGAAGCTCATGATGGTTGTAGAGAAAGCCGCAGCGGTCGCAGATGCCAAAGGCACGCGGGTTAGTAGTGCTTACCGATGCGCGCCCTGTCGTTCTCACCTAAAATATCCTTGAATTTGAGGTGAAATATACTGCGAGACGTACTCAGTGTTCTGATCTGCGGCGATCTGATACGCTTCTTGAGCAAAAGGTTGCAGGATTTGCACTTTATCCGGGGCCCAAACTTGCGCAAGCCGTGTTGCAAGCCCATAGGCAAATGCCTCAAGCCACAAATACGGGATTTCCACGTTCTGCCCACCCGTGTAGCTGGCATCTTGTAGCCGTCTGACACGATAATACTTGAGAGTGGAGGCTTCGCCACCATCTGGCACGGGCCAAAGCGTAATAGTCGGATCAAGCAGGCGATCAAACCAGTAAGTCGTGGGAAAACCCTGCTGCTCTTTGTTAGGATAAGACGCATATTCGGTACGCGAGACGGGCAGAATAATACGGTCAGTATTAGAGTTGCCCTGCGCAATCGTGATGTAAGCGTCCAAGATCATAACAGTGTCAGCAGGCACGCTATACGTGGACGTGCCCTGCACCAATGGAACAGTTTCAAGATCAACCGCCCAAAGGTTAACGCCTTGGTTAGACCACCTCGCCAAGAGAAGGTTGGTCGCCATGCGGGCCGTCTCCATATGCTCTTGAACGAGCGCGGTATTGCGCACCCCAACAAGATTGTAGGCATACAGGGTGAGTTCACCCAAAGACGGATTAAACGTGTACGTCCCGCTGGTTGTCATCTGGCTCTCTTAGGTGCTGGCGTCATTCTTGATGTAGATAACGTGCATTTCGCCCGTCACCTGAGCCGCAGCAGACGCTAACGCCTGCATTTGAATGTCAGATTTTTCTTCAGCCACCAGATATGTGTCAAAGTGACGGTCATACGCACCCCCGCCGTTTACTTTGGCCGTTGCTTCAAAACTGAACACACCTCCAAACGGACGGATAACAACCGCGCCAGTGATTTGGTTGTTTGCCGTTGAGCTATTGGACGTGAATGCGTAGCTC